AGCTGGCTTCCATGTTTTTGTTCCCATGCTTTTGGATCTGCATGAAGTTCGCGGTGATCCGCCCTGCAAAGCGGAATAACGTGAAAATCATGAGCTTTGGTTCCCATTCCCCCTTGTCCGTGCCCAATAAGGTGATGTGCATCATCAGCAGGCATCCCGCAGGCCGCGCAGGGCTGCGTCTTAACCCAGCTGATGTATTTCGGTATGACCAGACGCGTGCTCTTGGGGCGTTTAAGTTGCGCGTTAGGCGTGTCTGGATCCGCCGTGATTTTTACGACCTCCTTTGCCACTTCCGCAACTATCTCGCGGCCTAGGAGTTCGCCGGGTACCAGCTCTGTTTCGCGGGTGACGGAACGGATCACCGGCTTCGGCATACGTAGCACCTGCCGTGCGGCATCTTCCGGCAGGGCATCCGCCAGGCCGTTACGCGCGACCCACCAGCAGAACTCCGGCAGCGTGAGCGTATGTGAATCGTCGAAACCCAGTTCACGGCGGGCAGTGGTGAGGATGTAGGCTGCGCAGTTCGCCCGCGCCATGTGCGCCAGCTGCTCTGTAGACTGGTCACGCAACAAGTTGTCGCAGTGCCAGCACAGGCGAATCGCCCCTGGCGCGTGGCGCATAGTGGTGATGTTCTCCGCGTGCCAGTCCTCATGCGGCCACTGACAGCCACCGTTTTCCATCAGCCAGCTTTCCAGCCCACCGATGCCACCGGCGCGGCGCAGCACCGCATCGTTTTCAAAAACACCGGCTAGCGCAGGATCTTCAACCAGCGGCTGCCCGGCTGGTGGCAGTTCGCCGTTGGGCATACCCGCCAGGCGTTCCGGCTCATTTTCCAGCAGCATGCGCCCGCGGCGGAAGTGCATCAGCAGGCTGGCGCCCGGCCTGAACATGACGATGCCCAGCTCTGCCACGACGATCGGATTAAGCAGTGCCCTCACTTCGCAGCTCCCTGCGCCTTATGTGCAGCCCACAGGCCGCCGACCCACTGAATGCCCTTAGCCGTAAAGCGCGCCTGGCTGAATGCATGGTTGTTTTCTGTGCTGGTGCCGGTTTTGACCTTAAAGCGCCCGTTTTCGATGTGCTGGTGGTGCGGCGTCAGCACCCCGTCGAGGCGATACATGATCCTGTTATCGATAAGGAACATGCGAAACTCAGGCTCTTTGGCGTTAAGCAGCTTCGCCACCTGGCGAAAAGACATTGATCCGCCCGCAGAGCAATAGCGATCCACAAATTCCACCTTCGGCGCCGCGGCTGCTAATTCCTGTTTGAGCTGGTGCTGCTGCTCGGCAAGATCAGCGGCGAGGCGCAGAGCCTCCGGCAGGGATTTCGGTACCTGCATCGCCTGCTTGCTCTCCAGCTCCTGCCAGCGGTCGACTAGGCGGGCGGTGAAAGCCGGGGACAACTGAGCCACAACAACGTAGCTGTCACGCTTGCACAGCTGGTAAACGGCGACGGTCTGCCCGAGGTGATTTCTAACTTCCTCCAATGGGGGAAGTTGAATAACCGTGCGTTCGGCAAGCCGTTCAATGGACCGTTTAACATGGTCATGACGTGACTCAACCAGATCGGCGATCTCCTGGCTGCTCATCGCCAGTTCCTCTCCCGGCATCATCGCCGCCGGGGTAAAAGCGGATACTGCGTTCATCTGTTGCATGTGTATCTCCGTTAAGCGGCTGCAACCGCTGTTGGTTCATACCTGGTGATCGTGATCTCCACCCTTCCGCCTTTCACTGTCGGCCCCCACTCCACCAGCATCTTTTTCACCTGACTGTCGTCCTCCCATACGCCGGCATGCGTCAGCGCATCAAAAAGCGCCTTGTTGTAGTTGTCGATGTCCCGGCGGCGCGCGTCCGGAGGGAATAGGAGGATCTCGACTGCAGCTGGCTCAGTCGACGGCTTCGGCAGGCGGCGCAGCTGCTCGATGATGGCCGCACAGGCAGCGCTCTGGTATTTGCGACCATCGGCACTGATGAGATGACGCCCCTTCAGCGGCCCCTTATTCGGAGCACGCCAGTAGGTGTTCACGCTCGGGGGAAATGGCAGCATGAGTTTCATACCGCTACCCCGCGCATTTTCAGGAAGGAGATCGCCTGGTCTCTCGCATGTTCTTCACCGGCCACCAGCGAGCGCAGCAACGAAATCGCTTCATCTTCCGCGCCCAGGCTGTTGATGGAAATGCCGCGGCACACGCCCGGTAAAAGGGTGATAGCGCCTTTATGCTGAAGCGCGCGCAGCACTTCAGTTGCCGCGTTTGGCGATGCTGCGCCCATCAGGTCGGCAACTTCCTTTTGCGTCGGCGGGATCCCATTCTCCTTATGGAAAGCCACGATCAGACCAAGTATTTGCTGCTGGCGGGCGGTTAACAGATTCTTTTTCACACTGCCTCCTCAGAGAATGGCCACGATGTCAGCAGCGTTTTCCCTCGTGCTGGCTTTGCTGGAAATGGAGCGGCGCGCGCTGACGTGATGCAGCGTGAAGCCGTGCTGCTCGTAAAGCTCAATAATCCGTGGCGCCGTAGAGTTGCTGATCACCACCCGCGCGCCGCGCTGATGTGCCGCAACACAGGATTCCACCAGCGCCACCTGGTCAGCCCATGCGAAGCCGCCAGCGGCATAGTTCGTGAAACCCGCCGTGCCCGGCAGCGGCTCATAGGGCGGATCGCAGTAAATGACATCGCCCTCGCCCGCCAGCGACAGCGTGCGGCGGTAACCGGCGTGCATGAATACGCAGGAGTGCGCTATCGCGGCAAATGCCAGCAGTTCTTTATCCGGGAAGTAGGGATTAGCTTTTTTGCCCCAGCCAACATTGAACTCGCCGGCGCGGTTGTAGCGGACCAGGCCATTGAAGCAGTGGCGGTTCAGGTAGAGGAATGCGGCGGCGCGCTGCAGTCCGGTCATCTGCTGCGCGTTGAATGCCTGGCGAACGGTGAAGTAACCCGGCTCGTCACTCATTTCGGCAAATAGCTGGCGCGCCAGCAGCGTTACCTGCTCTGGCACAGCGGCAAGCATCTGATAGAGGTTAATGAGATCCGGATTGGCGTCTGCCAGCAGGAAGCTTTCATGCTTATCGGAGTTGAGGAAAACTGACCCGCCCCCGACAAACGGCTCAATCAGCCGGGCACCCCCCGGGATAAAGAGATCCAGTTCAGGCAGGAGGGAATATTTTCCACCAGCCCATTTGAGGAATGGTCTTTGCCATGCGCGCGGCGCTGCTTTCTCAACTGCCAGAGCAGACGATATACGCTCACCAATCCAGCGCATTACCGGTACCGCCATAGAGTTTCCGATCGCTTTATAGCGCGGGCCATCCGGGCATTCAGCTGCGTCTTTACCACGCCAAGCAATCAAGGTGTGATCGTCAGGGAATCCCTGAAGGCGTTCGCATTCGACTGGCGTGAGCCGCCGGACAGAAAGGGTGCTGGCAATTGCAGGATATCCCTGGCCCGGTTTTCCTCCACCCGTTGATAACGGACCGATGATCTGACCATCACCATTTTGAAGCCTTATTTGACCCTGACTGTTTTCGGCAAAAGCTATTGCTGGCGGCTGGCCGCTATTAGCGTGGCTGGTGTCGTGATTCCCGGCTCGTATTGTAGGGGCAAGGTCAAAGGAGGCATCAGCGCCGTGGTCTTTGTAGCTGAAGGCGATACATGCATTTTCCTGACCATTGTTACGCCCGATTGTGTGGGCGAATTCCCTGTTGACGTCAGGGTCCTGAGTTCCATGTACAGCAAAGGTTTCCACTTCAAAATCGATGCGTTCCCCTTTTGCTGTCAAACAAGCTGCGACCTCAATAGTGCCGCTGCTATTGCCCCCTCCGAACGCGACCACCGGCACACCTCGCCCGGTACCATCTTCGCTACCATCAAAGCCCTCCCCTTTTAGGGTATGGCTGACTTCTCCATTACAACCCTGTACATAAGGGATGAAATGACCTGCGGCGGCACCTTCAGGCCTACCACCCGCACCTCCAGTGAAAGAGTTAGCTGAGATAGCTCCGACTACGGGTTGCAAATGACCGGCTTGAGCCTGGTTGTCGTCTGCGCCACACGTTCCAACGCCTCGCGCAGTAAGGGCGGCAACTGCCTTCCCCGTGCTTCGGCTCGGCGGAGTATCCCGGCGCACGCCGTCGAACTCAAAAAGTACTTCTGCGGGATCGAACCCTGCTCGAGCACTTGCGACAACGAACACACGCTTGCGGCGTTGGGCCACTCCGAAGTATTGGGCATCTCTGACAACCCAGGCCAGCGCGCGCTGTGGTCCATAAACACAACCACGCTGCGGCCATGCTGCAATATGCTGACCGGCTTTTTTGCTCCAGCGCCAGAGCTGGTTACTTTTTCCTGCTGCAGGTCGGTCACCAGGCTCGATTGCCTCATCTTCTCCAGCCAGACCGGCAAGGAAGCAGCCGAAGGCGTTGTCTTTGCTGCTGAGCACGCCGGGGACGTTTTCCCAAACGATAATGGCTTCTTCTTCACCGGCTTCGCGGCGCTTGTAATCGATGGCATCTGCCAGCTCCACATAGGAAAGTGTTAATTGCCCGCGCGCGTCGGCGAGGCCGTTACGTAAACCAGCAATGCTGAAGGCCTGGCACGGCGTACCGCCAACCAGAACATCCGGCGCTTCTACTTCACCAGCGCGCACCGCGGCGGCGATTTTGGTCATATCGCCAAGGTTGGAAACTTCAGGCCAGCGGGCGGCCAGCACGGCTGAAGGGAATTTTTCAATCTCGGCGAACCACGCAGCTTTCCAGCCAAGCGGTGTCCATGCCACTGTTGCGGCTTCGATGCCACTGCATACAGATCCGTATCTCATGAGCGGAACCCCGAGTTTTGCGGCAGCGAGTAATCGACGTTCTGGAATGTCGCGCGTGAAGCGGTGCTGCTGACCCACTCACCGTTGCGGCGCGCCGGGCGCCCTGCTTCGTTCCACTTCGTCGCGGCCTGCAGGTAGCCAGGGAATTTGCTCGGAAGGAAAAGCGTGGTTGGGCGCAGGTATGTCGCCATCTGCAAATCGGCACTCCACTTCTCGTTGGTGTAATCCACGACAAGCTTCAGCTCTTCAGCGCTGAAGCCTTCACCCAGGCGAGCCCGGATGTGTTCCAGCGATGTTTTCGAAACCTGGTACCGCGATCCGGTTTGCTGGTTCAGGTAAGTCAGAACCTGTTTAGCCTGGTCAGTAACCATCACGGCATCGTCGGGTTGCGCAGCAACCGGACAGAAAGGGTTTTGATTTTTATCTGATGGATCTTGTTTTGAATTTACTGACGGATCCCCCCCAGATTCTGACGGGTGAAAACCGCCGTTTTTGCCAGATTTCGACGCGTCAGATTTTGAGGCGTCAGAATTTGACCCGTCAGATTTTGAGGTGTCAGATTCTGACAGGTGAGAAAAGGCAGCGGCCTGAAGCTTTTGCACGTTGAGCTGATAGACGTTCGACGCGTTACGGTTGCCTTTGCGGCGCTGCTGACGGTAAAGCCAGCCATCCTGCTCAAGCTTGCCGATCGCCGTACGCACGGTGCTTTCACCCGCACCAAGCTGGCGGGCGATGGTCTCGATAGAAGGCCAGCACACGCCGTCGTCGTTGCTGTAGTCGGCCAGGCGCGCCATGATGGCAACGCTGGTCAGCTTCATGCCAGCTGCGGCACAAACGTCCCAGACATAGCCTTGTAATTTAGTGCTCATGGTCGTCCTTTATTTCTCTGAAATCGCGCTTGAAGATTTGGAGTGGTTTGAAGCATTCGTGGGGGTAGTCAGTCCGCAGATAGATAACCCGCCGCGATTCTGGCTCCCAACGTATGACACGGACGGGGATGCCTCTTCTGTCACGAAACCACCTGTTGAGTTCTCGCATTCGGCTTTCTCCGCCTGGCTGTTAAAATCACCTACAACCCACTCAGCAAACGGGTAGCTGACAGGCTCAACAGCGCCCTGTACTCTTACCCCATACACGAACTGCACCGGGCCTTTACCGCCGG